AGACTTCGTCAGGCTGGATCTTGCCGACGAGCCGCGCCAGGCCGCTCGCGTCGCTGAGGTCGCCGTAGTGGAGGAAGAGCTTGTGCTTCGGCGAATAGGGGTAAAGATGGTCGAGGCGGTGCGTGTTGAACGTGCTGGCACGCCGGATGATGCCGTGGACCTCGTATCCCTTGGCAAGCAGCAGTTCCGCGAGATAGGATCCGTCCTGTCCGGTAATTCCTGTTATGAGTGCACGAAGCATATAATGTTAATAAACAACTACCAAGTACGTTATCTGCCCTTATCATCGGACATTTCCACTATAATAACGTCTATTATTAGTTGTCTTATTTGGAGAGAATAACAGTGTGAAATTAAACTGTCAATCTTTTTGTCTAAGAATTAGTAGCAATGGCTACATTCATCCAAAATTATCACGAGGAAACAACCGAATTAAATAAACAAAATCGATTGACCGGTGGGATAGGTGAACAGTGAGGTCCACGGCTACCGAATCAAAAGTTCGGTGGCAAGTAAGATTAGAGAAGTTGTGATTGAAGGGGATTTTATAAAAACTTGGTGCGCTCGGCGAGACTCGAACTCACAACCAATGACTTAAAAGGTCACTGCTCTACCATTGAGCTACGGGCGCTTTTTAAAGAAAACACCAATAGTCTATCCGACTTTATTGATGTGTCAATGATATTTTAAAGTTTGGAATGTTGATTACGGTACTCCGACTCTACCTCGGCATGACTACGTTGAGAACCGTTAAAATGTCAACAAAGAAAACAATGCGGAGATTATCTTCCCTCCGTTTGACAAATCGAAACTGAAGGAAGTTAAGTAATTTACTTATGAAATTAATAGTTAAAAACAAACGGCCTATCGGCCTAATCATCCTCTGTAGCTGTGTCGGTTTCTTGTTTGACCGGCCGGGCACAGGTATTATCGTCGGGGTCGCCTTGGTTGCGGCTGCCAACTGTTTCCTCACTGACAAGACCTTCCATATCCGCAATGAAGACTAAATTGACCAACAAACTGACGGTTTGGGCGATTTTTCTCGCCGTCGCGTTGATCATCACATGGGTTTTGACCACGTTGATGATTGTGCCGGAGGCCCGTGGGAGCGAACTCCACGTCATGTTGTTGTGGTTACAGAGCCTTATCACCCCCATCTTCACCACCATTATTTTCCTTCCCATGCCGGTAGGTCATTTCGACCCACTTTTTGAGTGATTTTTTCTGTTGACGTTTTTATAAAAAAGGATACACTGTCCTTACATGAATACCAACGTCTTCGCTGAAACCTCACGGACGGTCTTCCTCGACAATGGGGATGGAAGTCTCACCGTCAAACGGAAATCCAACCTCGTCACGGGTTCCACCGTCGCTTACTTCAAGAACGACGAACAAGGTCGGAAGGCTTACCAAAAGTTCCGTTCTTCCTACCCCAATCGGAAGGGTCTTTACATCCTCTACCGTGTTACCAACAATGGTAAGTCGTATGACGAAACCAACAATCCGGAACGTCGGTTCAAGAACATCAGTCGTCGTGGTTCCATTCGGAAGTCGAATGCGAAGGTCTTCGCGGTGCTCGACAAGTCCTTCCAACTCACTAACATTCTCTAATTCAACGACTTATGTTAGAAAACTCCCCTACCCTACTCGTTCTTTCGACGGTCAGCTTGCTCATCATGTTGACTTCCCTCGCGGTGAGTCTATTCAATGATGCATTTGAGTCAAAGACCACCAAGGAAAGAATCCTCCTTTGGACCCTTGCCTTGACATTGTCCGCCATCCAAGGTTATCTGTGGTCACAGTTCCTGTGGTAAACCAATTAAGGTATGACCGAAATCGTCACCTTTACTCGTCCCGACGACAGTCCCTTCTACCAATTCGGTAGTCAGCTATGGCTCTGTGCTCATAAACTAGAAGCTGCCTTGGGACAACAACTCGACAAGACCATCCAGATTAAGGTATCCACCACCCGATTCGCTGGTTCAACCAAACTGACCGTCAAACCCGGCATCCTTGGGTCAAATTGGTTTATTAAAAGAAAGAAATATACCCCTACTTTATCGACCGACCAGGCCTTCAATAACTTCACCTGTAATGCTAAGGCGGTATACTTCAAACTCATTTAACTATATGACCCGAACCCTCACCTTCACTCAACCCAAAGACAGTCCCTTCTACCAATGCAAGGACTTTTGGATTTTATCCCGAGAAATGTCCATGGCCTTCGGTAAGAAACGCCTGCCCAAGACCCTCAAAATAAAGGTTTCCACCAAGCCCTTCAAGGGTGCAACCAGTCTGACCAAAGGCCATAACCCGTCCTTCGGACACTATTGGACTATCAATTATCTGATTCACCTCCCTATCGAATGGGTGGCGGAGGCCTTGAATGACATGACGGGCAATGCACCGGTGGTGTATTTCAAACTCGTTTAACCCCCTACCCTCCCCAGGCAACCCTCGAAAATGACGGCATCCCCCACCTTAACCCCCTACCCTCCCCAGGCAACCCTCGAAAATGACGGCATCCCCCACCTACTGGGGTGGCAACCCCCGTCAAAAAGGGGGGGCTATCTTCTGAATATGACGGTACCCCCCACCAGGGTTCGCCGGCTAGTTGCGCAACACACACGGCAATTTTTTTCATGGGGCGTTTCTTTGCTCAAAGCGATGTTTTTTGGGATATTTCTTTGCTCAAAGCGATGTTTTTGAGGTTTTTATCATTCCTCTGCGGTCGTCCTCTCCCTATATAGGTCTAACTCAGTGATATAGGGTTTTTATAGGGTAGATTTTAAGGTTTTGTCCTTATTTCTGGAAAAAACCAGGGGCAAATTTTTTCTCTGGGGTGTTTCTTAGGGGTGTATATCAGATACCGGAAGGGAACCTGAATCAGTTATGACGAATTTGATTTCAATGGGGTCCACCGGTTTTATCTTTACTATATAAACATCAGCAATTCTGGTTTCTGGATTATAAGAAGAGGATACGTTCAGGGTTTCGTTCTGGTTTAGATTCTGGACGACTTCCTTTTAGTTTATCTTGCACTCGGAGACTTTCTAGGGTGTCCTCGAAGACTTGGTTTATTTTAACTTCTACCGCACGGTTATCTAAGGGTGCACCGATATAGGGTATTTCTTCAGGATTTATATTTAAGTTCATATCAGCATATATACCGCACGGGGATTGGGGAATCAAGTTATATTATTATCTTTATTGTCGGGGTTCCCCTGGGCAAAATTTTCGGGAATCCGGCGGGATTTTTGCGCAGGCGGGAGCAAATTTTTTTACTGGGCGTTTTTACGTTCGATTTAACTAATTATAGTGTATATCGATATGTCCACCATTAAATTAAAAGAGTTGCTTTTAGAGAACCCGGATACTTTGATATTGCGATTACCTAACGGAGAGGATCGTTATATTGGTTATGGTGGCAGCACGAACGCGGTGACGGGAATTATTTTCGATGACCCCAAGGCTGGCACACAATACAATTACGTGGCTTTGGTGGATGACCCCGAAGCCGGTGAAAGAGCGGTCGCTGAATATCATAATGAGGAATTAAACAAAAAGGCCGTGGAATTTTTATCTAACCCACAAAAATTTGAATATGGAAAAGATCGGTGGATGGAAAAACATATCCTAAGTGAGTTTGTGGAGGATGAAATGAAGGGTCACGGTTCTTTGGAAAGTTTTATAGAGTATCTTACTGTTCATTTATATGACACAGAAAAAATAGAGGTTTATGGTAAGTATTTGGTTCGCGGACGGTTTGAGGAAGTTTACCGTTTTAGAATTTTTAATGTAAAGGGAAAACGGTATTTTACCATTTGGAAGAGCAGTCTGGAGTTGTTCAACCACCACTTAGATCTTTTCGTAAAGATTGTCAAAGATTGTGGTATGGACCCGAATACAATGATGTGGGAAGTTGCTCACGTTCCGGAAGCTGATAACTATGGCAGAGTCAAGATTTTTACTTTTAAAGAACTTTCTGAACGATTACACCGTCCAGCAGCACCGGAAAATAATGCACCGGAGTCGGAAATCAAAAAACGGATTAAAGAACTTTCCAAGAAATTTTCTGAGATGGAAGCCGATGAACACGTAAAAGGTGCAACGTGGAGTGAATCTGATAGAAAGCGGCATAAAATCGAAATGACGAACATAAAAGCGGAACTAGATGCGTTATTCTTAGCGGACAAGTCTGGTGAGACAGACATTAAAAAAGTAGTAATAAAAACCATCGATACCTTGGCGGATGACGATGAAATTGTTCCGGCTGACGTGCTTTATGCTGAATTAGAGAAAAAGTTGAACCGTTACGGCACCTCCGCAATAGCAATCATAAGAGCGCTCCGAGATAAAGGCGTCGATATCAAGAAAGCGTTGCGAGAAATAAATGAAAAATTTGGAGGCAAAGCTTCCGCCACCGAACTCTTGAGTGAACTTTCAAAATATACCCAGGAACCAAAAAATATGAATGAAAATGACCAATCACCGGCTTTAGTCCAACCATCGACAATTGAAAGATTTCGTGAAACCGTGAATTCTCCTGAAGCGTTCTTAGCAATATTCAAGGGACACAAACTGTCCGAATTATTGGAAAAGTTAAGCTATTGTAGAATTTATGTGATGAATAAGTTTGACGATTTTCGAGGCGAAGACCCGCAACAGAGATTTGTGTGGATGCTTGACCACGCAATCAGTTACATAAATTATAGACTTATTTCTCCACACAGAAAATTTGTGGATGACCAAGACGAAGAAGATAGAAAACGTCCTGAAGTTATCGCCCACGCAAAGAAAAAATCGGAAATTTTAAAACAATCTTTCGCGGCAGCACGTGCCGGAGATCACGACCGAGCAGTAAAACTTCGGCAGAGTCTTCTCGGAATGGACGATCCGCCGACACGTTATGCCGCAAATATGAAAAACATGGAGAAAAAGGTAGCCGAGATCCATAACACGCCTTTGAGTAAAGACGAAGTAACTCCATCACCAGATGACTCGGATGCAGATAAAAAACGGTTTGATGCGTTCGTGAGAGCGTTCAACGAATTCAAGAAATCCAATTAACTATATAAATCTATGAAACTTTCCGAACTTAAATCCATCATCCGTGAGTGTATTGTGGAATCCAACGAAGCTGTGTCTCCATATGTAGAGTATGTTAAAGATATGGCCGGCGAAGAACCATTTGAAATGGGTGGTAAAAAATTTCAATATGTTTGGGCAAAATACCCCAACGGAAAACGTGATGTAGGGGTGTATTCCTTCGCCGACGATGTTGTCTATGGTTATACCCACTTTAGAAAGATGTATAATTTGAATGAGTCAGCTGGGGCTCCGATAGAAAAGCGGACCCATTTCTTTGTCAATTCAACCGACCTATCACTCGGCAGCCGTGACCCTGACGCAGAAAGAGAAATTGTATATCAAGTAGTGAGAGTCACATCCGATCTTCATGGAGACGATTATTATGATGAAACCGTGGTTTCCAGAGATTATTATAATTACGACGATGCTAAGGCGTTGGCTGACCAATTGAATCGAAAGTTGGCAGGAAAAACTCTTAGTGAAGACGTAGAACATTTTTCAAAAGTCACAAAAGGAACGGTGAATGTAGGCGAATTAGATTATGATTACACCGCCACGGTTTCTGGAAATGTAGTAGGGACACCTCAACCACATGGAGAATTTTATTCGGAAATTGACGAATCCTCAATTGAAATTGATATTACTGAAGTGGTTCCTCCACCAACGGATGAACTGTGGGAAAAGGTGGATAACGCCATTTATGACGATATCATGGGAAAGAATCTCTGGGACTTTGTTAATGAAATTCAATCATTTACACTTCCAAAACCAGAGGCGAAGCCTAAAAAGGTGATAAACATAACCGGCAAGAAATGTGTGAAGTGTAAAAAAGGCACTTATGGAGAAGTTTCTGTTCATAACGACATTGATGGAACAAAAACGTGCAATGCCTGTGGACACACTCTTCCGACTAATTCTACAAAAGAGGATTTGTTAAAATAACCAATATATTCGAGTTGACTTTATATTTATTGGTGTTAGACTTGGATAGTTCTTTGAATATTGGGGCCATACTGGTTTCGAGGTAATGTGAACGAAATCTAAGGCACGTAGAAGATGATAGTTGGCTTCTTAAAAAATCTATCAAAAAGATAAACGCTAAAAACGTAATCGCATACGACTTCACTCCGGAAGGTGTCGAGGTCGAACTCGCAGTAGCCTAAGGCTGCTCCGTAACATGAACTGACACACGATATTTTTATGTTACGTCACTTATCGTGTATGATTCACCATTTGATTTGGTTGGTGGATCGAGATAATCAAATCTAAGGAAAGGGAACTTTCGGATTTTAGTATCACTTTCACGAAAAAATAAAAGTCATAAACGTGTAGTCTTGGGTTGAGTAAATATTATCGACGCGGGTTCGACCCCCGCTGGCTCCAGAGCACAGCGAATATCACCTTCACGCGGTTGTGCTTGAGTAACGCCAAGAATATTCTTTATAGTTGAAAGTTACCTGTGTAGAACTAGAATATATTCGTCATACTTCATATACGAATACTCACGAGAAACAGTAAGTTATTAAGTTTAACCGAATTACCGTGATAGGACGCCGCCTCGAATGTGTGGGCCTTGGATGGGACGAGATTCCTGTGGTCAAAATACTTTCACTTATTTCCAAGTAAAAGATCGAATAATTCCATCTCTAAAGAAAACGAACTTCGATTTGTATTCCTTGTATAATAACTTGCCAGACACCAACTTATATGTTATACGTATGATACATCTTGAATGTAGAACTATGTGAAAAATTCTATCTAAAAGACCGTGGCGAGGATACGAATTCATAGTTATAATAAATATTAAAATATATGAACGATCACGCTAAAAATAGAACAAAATTTATCAAGTGTGCCTGTTATGGGCATCTATTGGAAATAGAACACGACACAGAGTTTAATCAATATAATTTGTCAATATGGCAATACGGAAATGATGTTCGTCCGCTTTCAATAAAAGATAGAATTCGATGGATTTGGAGATTGATTAGAACAGGACATCTTTGGGCAGACGAGATTGTTCTGACCGAAGCTGCGAAGAAAGAACTTGTGGATTTTTTAAATGAAAGAAAAAATGAAAAAACCCTATTACATGGATGAAGACGACTTCCATCAGGAAGGCGTAGGCATTTCAGACTCCGAAAATTTAGTCCCAAAAAGTTTTCTTACACAAGAAGTTCGTAAAAAGAATGCCTTAATAAAGGTTGTCAAAGAAATCCGAAAAATATTAACGGAGTCAGCAATTTCATGTGCAGATAAAGTGGATTCGGGAAATTTTAGAACCGATGCGATAAAGGTTTTACCTTTACTTTCAGATACGCTTAACAAAATTTCAATTGTCATTAAAGATGTTGACATTGAAAACAAATCGTGAGAACATTTAATTATGACTGATACATCCAATAAATCATCACAAGCAAAAACCGCAAAACAAACCAAGTATGTAGTCGTTAGAGACGGGCGGAGAGTATCTCCCGAAGAATATGTTGACCAAGAATCCGCCGCCTCAGAATATGGATATTGGCAAGAGTTGGTCCAAAAATGGGATCCGTCATCACGAGTAGAGGTCGTAGAGAAGAACGAAAAGAAACACAGGATTTATTGATAATGTAAAGAATAAATATCCGAAAAATCACCCGACGAAGTAAATTTCGTCGGGTTTATTTTTTATCAAAATCGAACTCTGGACATATTAAATGATATTTATTATTCGTATAAGTTTAATATGGGTGATATTCGTCACAAGTCTTTAAAGCTGCCCTCCGAGGATTCGGAACTTAAAAAGTTTTTGTCTAAAAACAAGCTGAGTTTAATGGAACAGGTTTTAAATTCTATAGAATATGCTATAGAAAACGAAATCGAAAGTGTAGAAATTTTTTCATTCAAAGACTCGGATTTTATTGTCTCTCTCCACAGAGATAAGTTTCTGGAAAATATAGAAAACATTTATAAATTTTATGTAAACGAAGAGAAATACGAACTCTGCTCCAGAGTAAAACGTATCAATCTCAAATTACTAAAAAAAGTATGAAAAATAAAAATCGTAGGAAACCCGACACAAGTCCCGTAATCCCTCAACGTAATAAAATAAAAAATAATTTAACCATATTAGAAAAACAACAACTAACTGAAAAACAGCGCCGTTTTATTGAACTTGCCACAAATAAAGATGTAAAAATGATATTTGTGGAGGGGCCCGCAGGAACATCAAAGACCTATCTTTCCGTATTAGCTTCGCTTAAACTTATCAATGAAAAAAGAGTCAGTGATTTGATGTACATAAGAAGTGCAGTGGAAAGCAGCGATAGTAAACTGGGATTTTTGCCCGGCGAGTGTGATGAAAAAATGGCTCCGTATCTACAACCTCTTATAGATAAACTGGATGAATTGCTTCCAAAACAAGAAGTGATAGCATTACAAACTGAGGGTCGTATAGAATCTGTTCCCGTGGGCTTTCTCAGAGGATTAAGTTGGAACGCCAAAGCAATCGTTGCAGACGAAGCACAGAACATGACTCATAAAGAATTGCTTACCCTAATTACGCGTGTAGGTGAGTTTAGTAAAATTTTTGTGTTAGGTGACACCGATCAAACCGACATTGGGGTAAAGAGTGGATTTAAAAAAATGTTCGATACGTTTAACGACGAAGAGAGTCGTGAAAATGGAATTTATACTTTTAATTTTACCGAAGATGATATAGTTCGTTCAAAACTTGTTAAGTTCATAATCAAAAAAATTAAAAAAGAAACCAAAAAGAGCTGAGATTTCATACTTATGTGTATAATAAGTAATGCCTAATAGTCAGCTGTACAATTTAACTCCGATAAGCAACTCAATAAGTCCTGCTGATTTATTTGTGGTTGTAGATAAAAGCAAATTGACCACCCATAAAATTTCATTGGGGGAGCTTTCTGATTCTATTGATGGTGCTATATTCCTCTCTTCCAGCTATTCCAACTCTAGTTCTTTAACCAATCCTACTACACAGGTATCAGTGAGTCTTTCACAGATGGTTATATCGTCTTCGTATACATTCGGATTGAGTGGATCTAACGCTTTCGCTTGGTCTAGCAGCAATGCTTTTAATTGTAATCATTGTTGGACAAATTTTGACACCTTTGAAATAACCGCAAGCGATGATAGTCGAGACGTATATCAATTTCCAAATGGTGCAGGATCGATAGAAATACGGCCAAAACATCCAACAAGTATGACCGGTGTTTATGTGATAGAACCACTAAAATACTATGACGAATTGGGTGCAAAAATAATCACGTCTTCAGCAACAAGTTACCAAAGATTATCTGCCCGACAATATGAATTTGAAATATATAGAATCAACGCAAATGATCGCCGAACTAGATTTAATGTAACACTGATTGGGTCGGTGAATAGTGCGGGAACAAAATACGGCACAATTGTTCACTACTATTCCGGCGGAGCGTTATACGCAAATGGACAATCCCCAACTGGGTCAGTAACCGCCATAACTTCATCCGTTGTAACCAATGCATCCTTTGCTCACCTATTAAACACCGTAATAAGTTCTTCCATTACGACATTTGTAAACAGCGCAAGTGGGTCAGGAATTTTTTCCCTTTCCTCCTCGTATGCAAGTAGGTCTTTGTTTTCACAAACAACTTCTACCTCAGAAACATCTTCCAATGGACCTCTTCCAGGCATGATACTGCTATATGCCGGAGTCAGAGTGAGTGGGTCTTCTAATTGGTATAATTGCGATGGAGGATTGTATAATACTAACTATACAGAACTTTCTGCGTCTCTCCAATCCAAATTCACAGATGGAGTTTCTTCTAATAGATTGCCTAAACTGTCCTCTAATTTAAATTCTGGTTCCGGTCCATTCAACCAGCAAGTTTATATATCACAGTCTTCGTTAGGACACCCAACGAACGATCAAATAAGTCAGTCATATGGAACGGGAACGATAGTTGGTGTATATACTGAAGGTACAGTTTATGGAACCGACATAGGTTCGTCAGGAAGCGCGTTTTATTACAACATTAAAAGATGACCTATCTAATACTTATTTAAAGACGTATGGCAAATAAGAGAATATCAGAATTAAGCAGCCTTAATGGAAACATTTCCTCGGAAGATTTGTTTTTGGTACAAGATGTCTCCCCAATCTCTGAATCCAAAAGTGTTACTTGGGGGTATCTTTCCCAAGTTATTGCTGCTTCGGCTTCAGTGGAGTCTTCCAGTTATTCACTTACGTCGTCTTTTTCTCAAAGAATTTTGTCGGCAAGTTGGGCATCTTCCAGCATCACGTCAAGTTTTTCTCTCGCCGGTAGCGGCAGCGGCATATATGCTATAAGTTCAAGTTGGGCCGCAAGTTCGTCATACTGTTTGACCGCGAGCTTCGCATCGGGGTCAGGAGTATTTTCTTATTCCGGTTCATATGCATTTACAAGTAGTTATTCTTTGAGCGGGTCGACTTCGCTGACCGCTTCCTACTCTATATCTGCAAGTTATGCTTCAGGAAGTAACATAATTGCAAACAGTAGCAGTTTTGCCCACAGTTCAAGTCATGCAGCCACTGCAAAAAATTCAAACTATTCATCTAACGGAATAGAAACAGGATATATGGTTCTTTATGCGGGACAAGATACCTCAGCCATAGAATCTACCGGAAACTATTTGGTCTGCAATGGTCGGGACGTGTTTGTAAACTCTTATCAAAATCTATACAATTCAATAGGTAAAAAATTTGGGTTTTATCCGGAACTAACAATCACTGCTTCTAGGTCGTCTACAACCCAAGCAATGAGATGTGAGGTATATCACGACAATGTAAATATTTATGGATGGGCACTGAGTTCCGGTATAGTTGCATTTCATACTCAATCTTTCGGTGATATAAAAGGACTCTTCACCATAACCTCAATAAAAGCAGGAATAAGCGGGTCTTCCAAGATTTTAAGCAACGAATCTCCGTCAGCAATTTTCTACGGACTTGGTGCGGACGAATACAGATTCATAATAACCGAACAAAACACCAACAGTAGTAGCATTTACCCAGTATCTATTCATATTCTTGGAGAAAATTATACAGAAAGTGTGAATTTTGGTCCGTATTTCGCCATTTCGTTTTCTCCTAGTTCAAATGTGGCGTATAGTTCAAATTTCTCCGTCACCGACACGGTTACAGATCAAACTTCGGTCGGGTATTTAAGACAAACTTCTCCGGCAGCTATATCTCATTTAGTTCCGGCTGAACTCTTATTGCCAGATTCTCAAGCATTCACTTGTAGTATATCAAGATACAGTGGATCTTATAATGATATGCCTACCGCATCGTTGAGAATGTCTTCTCAAACACTTGAATTCTCCGGTCTTAACAATAACAGCTTTGTTCCTATCACCAAAGTATTTTCTTCATCATTTTTTATTCCGAATGTAAACGCTACGGGAAGTATACCTGAAAATTTATCTCCAAGAAATTCACAGATAACAAGTTCTGGATATAATTATGCGTTTAGATACTTAATAAAAACATAATGTTATAATATGGTTACGTTACAATCTTGGCTGACAAAGACACTAAAAAATAGCTGTGGGTTTTTAAATACTGTGGATGACTCTTCCATAGTTTATTCAAAACCCTACAGCAAAATTTCTGATGAAGTTTTTTGTGAAGGAAACTTTAGATTGAAGAATCTTGTTACGGGAGAGTTAGACGTGGTAGATCCTGTTAAAATAATAAATGTAGAACTGTTCATGCTTAGTAGTTACAGCGAGTCTTTAAATAAGACCGTGGAGATTGCTTCAAAGAGATTTGATCCCATTTTGTCCGAACCGTATAAGACACTTTCGAGAAAAAATGTAGAAAATATGATGTTCCTGGATGGAATGAACGTGAATTACATGAGAATATTGGATTTCATGGAATACACCTCTCCTAAAGATTTTGACTTAGTTAACTTTGACAGGTTTAAATTGAAAACTCCGACTGACGAGGAAGCAGATGAGGCATACAAAAACTTTTCTAAAATAGTATTAAAGAAATCCGAAACGATCATTTCAGATATATCTCGAAATTTAGGCAAGGAATCTGAACCAATAGTTGCTGATATAACCCAGAATGTCACCGAGTTTTTGGATAAAATACGAGAAATCCCTGTAAAAGATTTACAGAATCACTGGCCCACTCTCATAAATCCTTCTCCGTATTATTTCCACCCAACTTCGGCGGAAAGAGACGGATGAAAAAATTGGCATTGATAGGAAACGGATGTGGGGTGTTATCTGAAAATAGGGGCAGTTATATAGACACATTTGAAACGGTCATACGGTTGGGGTCGTATAAGTTAGAGGGATTTGAAAACTTTGTGGGCACACGAACAGATTATTGTATAACCGCTCACTGGAAACTGGATTTTTCTAAATTAGAAACTGTAAAAACTTTTGTTACATTTCCGGTATTCAATGATTATTACGACGATGTAAAAATTGAATCCATAAAATCAGAAATAGTGTCTAAACTTAATGAACGACAACGAAACAATTTGGTTCATTTTATGAACCGACAAGATGCTTTAGATATAATGGGTTCCTACAAAGAACTTGGGCCGGTGAATATAAATTTGTCTCTTATTAATCCTAGCTTGGGTTATAGAGCAATTAGGTTGGTTATAAAACATTTTCCATCCTACGAAATACACACACATGGTTTTGATTTCTTTAAGACCGGATGGTATTGGAAACAAGACCACAACCGAGACATAAAGAATAGGCATCCGTATTCGTATGAAAGGGCGTTGTATTCTCTGTTGGAAAAAAATGGAAGGATAAAGTTTTTATGAATACGGTCTTTTCACTAAAAAACACAGGATTATCAGGCAATATATTAAAATTTCTTATATTGTTTGATTTCTGTAAAAAATCTGACCGAGAGCTTGTATTTCCGTGTTCCGATACAGAGAAGGAGATAATGCTTAGATTTGATCACGTAGATTTGGATATTGTATCTTTTCCAGGATACAATCAGACTCAAAAACAAATTTTTAACGAAAATTATAGAAAGAACGATGAAAACGAATACATCAGAGAATATTTGTTTTTTATAAATAAATGGTATTCTTTCTCTATAAAAGGTACACCAATCTACGTTTACGGAAATGTGGATTCTATTCCAAATACAAAAAACTGCACGGTGTTAATAGATTACAATGACGGGCTTTGTGGATACAGACGTTCTTTGGGAAATGTTTACACGGGTATAAACTTCTCGCCAATTTTATCCGATAAGTTTGTTTTTAGAAATTTTACTAAAGACGTGGTTTCTTTTAATCTAAAGACCACGACTCCCGAAAATTTTGAGTCAGAAAGAAATTATTGGATTAAAGCCGTGGAAAAATATCTTCTTGAAAATCCTTCAAAGACTCCATTCTTTGTTTCCGGAAACAACGAAATGAAAAATTCTATGTGTGAACGATTCGGAATTAAATTCTCTCCGTCGGAGGTAGAGAAAAAAATGTCAATCCGTGAATCGGGAGAAATAATAAGAGGGAAATCGTCCGATGTTATTGTTGATATACAAAACTGCGTAAATACTCGGTTTGTTTCAATAGAGGAATTGGCTAAAACGTTTTCGATTGACGGTATTTGTCCGTGTCCGTCTCTTTTTAGAACAGGAAAAGCAGAGAAATTTGATTTACTTGTGGAGTTTTTAAAAACTGTAAATTTTACTTGAGTTTTATCTCCGTATTAAACTCCACATAATTCATCATCAGTATTTTTCTGTGAGTTTTTATTTTTTTCTTTTCTAATCCGTGCCAGGTGTCTTTCCCAGGATAGAAAAAATACCCAGTATTGTCTATGAAAGGCACTGTCTTTTTTACTATTAAATCAGAAGAATACAAATCGGTGCCTATATTTGGGTTTTCGTTGGAATCATTTATAAATAACAAAAAACTTACATATTTTTCCATTATATCACAGTGAGGTTCTAACCAAGATTCTCCGGTATCCTTTATCACTTCTAGTCTTAGATAATTTGGTACTGATTTATTGACATATGACTCGAATAGTTCGATGGTTTCTTTAGAAACAAAGAAATCTCTTATATTTCTGTATATCTCGTAAGTTTTACACAAATTATCGTCTATGAATATTCTATTTTTGCTGCTTGTCCGCGTTCGCGTCAACTCGTTTCCATGATTGCCGTGTGGGTCAATCGATTTATACGCCGAAAGTTCGTCTTCATCGAAGAAGTTGGAAAAAGTGTAATGCAGGAATGGATCCGTCCACTCAAAAATAGGTTTTAATTTCATGGCAGAATTATACCTTCTCCAAGGAGTTCATAAACATATTATAACACTTCAATATATTTTTTGTTCTTTGAACGTGTGTCATGTTTTTGCCGCTTTCTGGCAAAGCATCAAGTATAAAATTTGAACTACGATTGTTTTTTATATTTTCAATTATAAGACAGAACACCGGTGACATTTTATTCATCTTATTGCAAACTAATAATATGTTTCCTTCAAAATTTGCCAAATTTTTTAAAATTGGTGTGGTTTTTATAGCCTGGGCTCGCAACTCGTCTCTTATTTTAGAAAATTCTTCGGTTCCTTTAATTTTAAACCTCGTTTGATATATCAAGTTTTTTGTGTCAAAAATGACATCCATTCCAATATCATTTTCCATCAAAAACTTGGCTAACGACTCGTCTTTTAATATTTCTGTGTCGATGTATTCCGTGCAAATCAACAATCTTTTTATGTTATTCTTCAGTAATAATTTGTGATTATTTGAATTAAATAAAAAGTATTTGTCTGATAAATATATGTTGTCTTTTATGTTGATCACGATAGTATGTAATACATATTAAGTCATGCAGTTTCATAACTTATCGCAGGATTATTTCGGTGTCACGACAAATTTGATGGCCTTTGTGAAGAGTCACATTTTAGCTAAACAATTTGGCGCAGATTTGGTGATGCATAATGATGCTTTAATGGGGTTGAATTTTTTGTCTGACATATCTGTTAAAATCGAGCCAGATTTTTTCAAAGGCATCCCTATAGAACAGTTTCGTCAATTAAAGAACAAAACATCGGCGAATTTCGACTCGTTTATATGTAAAAAATTTGAATCCACGTTTAACAAATCTTGCAAATTAATTAGAGAAGTTCCAGAAAAAATCGACGGCGACACTGTGATGTTTTATGAATGGTTTCCAAAAATTCATCCAGTAAAAACCGATTCGATAAGTCTAAAGATAAACCAAACCCTTCCAATTCCATTGGAACTACACAGTTCTATAACATCTTTTCACGTCAAAAATAAAAGTCTATTAAATGTAACTTCGGATATAGAAATAACCGAATATTTGGTTGAAAGGTATATAAAAGAGTTTCACCCGAAAGAACTGTTATTCGTTGGAGGTTGTAAAGAGATGGTAGAATACTTTTCAAAAAAATATAACACCTATACCTTTGACCGAAATTATAATCGACCACTATATCACCGAGAAAAGGGCGATATGAACAGCGTATTGTTGGACATAGTCATGTGCGCCGAGACTAATTTCGTAACCAATGACTTTCTACACGAAAGATATTGGAGAGATATAGAAGAAAAATATAAACAACTGCCTCCTGAGTTGTGCTTTTTTAACTCTATAAGATATAAAAAGCATATTTTTGACGAAAATTTATTTATGAGTAATTACTTTGACTTGTTTGTGCTGCTCCAAAAAACTTACAAATTTTTAATATGATAGCCAATTCAAAACTGGATGTAATAAGTCTCCGACAGTCTCAACTTTTGACTTCTGAAACCATAAACGATTGTCTTCAAAGCATAACACTCAATCCCACGGAACTATGTAATAGGAAGTGTGGATTTTGCCCAAGGTCGGATGAAAAGGTATATCCGAACAGAAACTTACATATGTCAAAAGAAACGGTTGTCTCAATTTCAAAAAAACTCAAAGAGTTTAACTACCGTGGGAGATTAGGCTGGTCTGGTAATGGCGAACCGTTGTTGACCAAAAATTTTTTAGAACTCACAAAAATGGTGTCAGAAGAAAATCCGGGCTTATCGGTGCACGAAATTAATACAAACGGCGACTTACTCACAGAAAAGTTAATATCAGATATATACAATTCAGGAATAAATCACATAATAGTGAGCGTATATGACGGTGAAGAGGCGCTGAGTAAATTTAAATCGTTGTTTGAAAGATACAAGTGTGAGAGTTATACGCTTAGGGTTTCTTTTGTAAACACCAATCCAATTGGTTTCACAAATCGGGGAGGAATGGTAAAGGTCAATGTAGATAAAATAAAAGAATTCAAAGAAAACAAATGTTATTTACCGTTCTATAAATTGGTCATAGATTGGAACGGCGATATTCTGATATGTTGTGAAGATTGGAGTAGACGAAGTAAAAGTCGTTTAAATATAAACACACATACTCTTTCAGAGATTTGGTCTTCTACAGAACTTAATGAATACAGAAACAAATTAAAAGACGGAATTCGTTCTCTTTCTCCGTGTAATGTCTGTAATATACATGGTGAGAAGGTCGGAGAAAACCTAGTAAAAATTTTTTATGAAAAGTGATGAAGTCAAAATTTGGATTGGATTGGATTCGTCTCATACCGATGTATACGATATCTGTAAATTTAGCATAGAGACTAACACTACGGAAAAGCTGCCGATATATCCTATAAATAAATACACCGTATCGGAGTATAGGAGAAACGTCGATCCAACTGAATCCACGGATTTTTCTTTTGCTAGATTTTTTGTTCCCTATTGTTCAAATTTTAATGGAATTTCTATTTTCTTGGACGGAGATTTCCTTTTTTTGGATGACATAAAAAATCTTCTTGATCTTTATGACGAAAGATATGCTATAATGTGTTGTAAACACGAATACACTCCAAAGACTTCAGTTAAAATGGATGGAAAGATTCAAACCACGTTTCCTAAAAAAAACTGGAGCAGCCTTATGATATTTAATAACGAACATCCAAAAATAAAAACGTTATCACCTGGCACCATAAATTTTCAATCAGGAAAATTTTTACATCAATTTAAATTTTTGGAAGACGATGATATAGGAAGTTTGCCTATACAGTGGAATTGGTTGGTCGGTTGGTATAAAGAACCGTCAGATGGTTCTCCCAAGGCATTACATTTTACAGAAGGCGGGCCGTGGTTAAATGGATACGAAACTGTAGAATATTCCGATGTCTATAATACTTATAGAAAAAACTATGAACGAAGATTTTGAAAAAATGGATTCAGTAAAATTGTTGCGTGAAAGAATAGAAAAAATACTCGAACTCACCTATGAACGGTCCAAGGACGGTGACGTTTCCTTTGCAGCCATAAATTCTGTCGCAGACGATTGTATTAAACTGTTGGATTACGTAGAGAATAAATAAACTTGATAGTTCAGTGTTATGTGGGTATTGTGTATTCATATGAAAGAATACACAGAAAAAGAATTACAATCCCTTTACGACAAGTTTATAACGTTATTAGAGAAAACTTTTTCTGGAGAAAGACTGACCCAACTAAAGAAACTTTATTCCGAAGAAGCTTACGGAGTTAGATTAGTTACCGCCCCGGCGTCTGCTAAAGCACACTTTCACAATGCCTACGTAGGTGGTTACATAGACCACATTATGAATGTTTACAGATGTTCTATTGGAACCAAAAAGTTGTGGGAGGCTATGGGCGCCACGATTGATTTTACGGACGAAGAATTGATTTTTTCAGCTCTCCACCATGATTTAGGTAAGCTCGGTGACTTAGAACAAGGAGAGTATTATTTACCCCAAACCAGTGATTGGCACATAAAAAACAGGGGAGAAATATATAAATTTAATCCGTCCTTACAATACATGGATGTGACTGACCGTGCCCTATTCATTCTACAACAACATAAAATTGTATGTTCTTGGAAAGAAACGTTGGCAATAAAACTCTCTGACGGATTGTATCACGACGCATCTTCTGCTTATTTAAAAAGTTACAATCCCGATAATGAGCTTAAAACCAACCTTCCTCGGGTTGTTCATCACGCTGACTATTTGGCTTGTAGATCGGAGTATGATACGTGGAAGAGAGAAGAATCCACCAATATATAATCTCGATTTTTCATATCGTATAGATATTTATATTAATACGATATGAATAACTTTAAAAAATTAGTAGCATTTTCGTCCCTTTTTATAGCAGCGTGCGCAGCCTACTTTTCTATAGTAGGTATCACTATGTTATTTTCTGGTTCAAAGGTAGCTGCGGCCATCATGGCCACCTCACTTGAAATAGGAAAACTTGTTTCCACGAGCTTTTTGTTTAAGTTCTGGAAAAAGACTAAAACCTTTCTAAAAATATATCTTACAATAAGCGTAGTAATTTTAATGTTCATAACTTCGCTTGGAATATTTGGATACCTTACCGCTTCTTATCAAAAATCTTCTCTTGATGATAAACTTACTTCCGAAAAAATTTCTATATTGGAATCCAAGAAGTCGGATATGGTGAAACAGATTGAGACATATAAATCAAGAATCACGTCTATTAACGACCTAAGAAAATCTCAAGAAAGTAGATTGAGTCAAACACTAACCAATTCCCTCATAGCTAGAAATCCAATTCAATTACAAGAACTTCAAACCCAAACAATAGAATTAATATCTAAAACTGAAGAAAACATTACGACCGAGAACAAAAAAATCTCCACGGCCTATGATGAAATAGAAAAGGTAAATGCGTCTATAACCCAATTGAAGTCTGACAGTATGGGTAAGAACGACATTATAACCTTTAAGTTCGTGGCCGATGACCTCGGGTTGCCAATGGATAAGATTGTAAAGTGGTTTATAATATTGATAATTTCGGTGTTTGACCCGCTAGCAATTTGTTTGTTGTTGGCCTACAATACCAGCGACGACGACTCGGATACTGTCGTTGAAAAAAAAAGTTAATTGATATAGATAAAAATACCGAATCGCCAATTAGTTCAAATAAAAATTTGACAGATATGGGATCGAGTAGTAAATTTGTCACGAAACGAAGACGCCATGATTATTTTTCTCGTCTTTTTAAGAATTAATTGATTCTTTTTAAGTTTACTGATATATAGATTCATACTATGAATGAATGTGATATTGCTGAACTTTTAAGGTTATTGAAAAATGGAATAAAAAGATCTGACTGGGATTTGGTTGTGGAGGCCGTAGAATTCTTAGAAGAATTTTCGGATGGCGACGACGAAGAATTATGACAGTGACAATTTTAAGTATACTCTTAGTGATATCCGTGGTTATTAATATTTTCCTTGTTAAAGGGATAAATTTGGCTATGGATAAAAACGAAGAGTATGAGTCTTGGATTTTTAAGTTAAAAAATAGACTTACCTCGACTTATGATTCGTTAAAGTTGATAGACGAAAAGCATATATTCGAGCGTGATGATGAAGTCGGCTTCGTGTTCTCAAATATCGTAGAATTAATCTCCGATCTAAATGAAAAAACCTATGTCGAACAAAAAAAAGAAAACCAAAGTTAAAGTCAAAAAGCACCCAGGCCGTCCATCCAAAAACAAAAAGACTCGCCAAGAGGTTGGTTCAATTCCTAAAGTAAATATATCAGCCAACACCGTTAATAAACCCGAAGAGGTTGTTGCCGAAGATAAATCTAAGACCAAAAAAGTGTCGGTTGAAAAGATGTATTTCACAAAAGAAACGGAAGACGCCATCATTAGGTTTAACAAAGAAGAAGACATACAGAAACGAAATGCCATATATGAAAAATACATTCAAAGGGCTTTTGAAAAACTGGTAGAAAACGTATTTAACACGTTTAAGTTCAGTTACTTTGAAGTTGGTCCACTTGAAGTTCAAAAAGAAACTTTGTCTCACTTGGTAGCGAACATCCATAAATTTGAAGAGGGTAAAGGAAAGGCCTTTTCATATTTCAGTATAGTTGCTAAAAATTATCTTATATTTAACAACAACTCAAATTACAAAAGATACAATCAACAGGTCGATATCAGTGAGGAAAACGAAGAGAACACCGTAAGACTACAAACATCGGACACCTATCAGAAGGATAGGGAGAACGAGGAATTTATTAAGATGATGGTGGATTATTGGGATGAAAATATAAAAAAAATTTTCCCTAAATCCAGAGATCTAAAGATAGCCGAAGCAGTGGTTGAGTTATTCAGAAATAGCGATAGATTGGATTATTTCAACAAAAAGGCTCTGTATCTCTATATTCGTGAAATTTCTTCATGCAAAACTCAGCAAATCACCAAGATAATCAATAAAATGAAGGAATACCAAGATAAAATAACCAGGAAGTATGTAGAGGATGGGTTTATTTGATTAAATTTTACTTTTATATCCGAAGGATTGGAGTTCTCTGATATGTATAGACCATGAACACCGAGTTAAGCGAATTCGAGATATATAAAGGAAAATCATTTTCCGCACTTTGTAAGGAAATAGTAGTAAATCAGAACGAAAAGAAGGATCAGTTAGACATCCTTATAAGTGAACTCCGTTCCCTTATAAAAGGGGTGAATGACGCCATCGTGATTGTACCTCTTATAAGAGATTATTTGGACGTTGGGGTAAAAAATGACGAACAACTTGTAAAGTTGGCCGCAATAATTCAGAGAATCATTTCAAAAAATTCCGAAGATTCCTCCGCCGGCGTCAATGGTTTCTCCATAACGGATGAAGAACGAAAACAGTTAATGGAGGAAGTGGAAAAGCTACAGTCATCTCAATCCGTCGAAGTAGGCAAAGTTCCGGTAAAAGAAATAAAATGATATGGATAGATATTCTATTTTCGATTCCTCCGTTAATGATTCGTTGAAATTATCGACGAATAGAGACAATCGTTTAATTTCTTCCTACAATCCAACGTTTCAATACGAACCCGCGATTGTATTGGATATAGTTTTAGACGACTCTCATCCAAAATTTTTGGAAGGAATGGGAAAGATTGGGTTTCCAAAAGAAAATCCTCCTGATTTTATGG